ATCTTCAGTTGATATACTATCTAGTCGAATAGGAATGTCACGTTTCAACTCTGGCACATCTTCTAGTTCCTGAATTGTTACGTTAAAGTGTGGTCTGAAGTATGGCAAAATCTGTTCTAAGATTTGTGTGCCTTCTTCAGCGTTTTGTGTATATACGAATAATGAAAAACTAAAAATGTATGGTGTTGGAGAGTAAGTCATCCGTTTAGTTGTTGCCGTTGCTGGCGCAGAAATCTTCTGCATATTGGATACTTTTCTCTCTGGGTCGTATGCAAGACCTGTCATTTCAAAAGACATTACGGGTAGACTGATAGCAGTCTGTGTGCCACGAATACCACCATCTGTGATACGAGCCAATGTTTTTTCTTTTGGTGCATATGATACAGGCACCTTGAAACGCTTAATTTCGTTACCACTCGCATCAAACTTACGAATGTTAATGTCGTTAAACAGTGCGCCAAAAAGCACAACCATTTTACGAATTGATTTGTGATAAAAAGTATGACCTAACATTAGAAGTTCTCACTGAATGGGTTGTTTTCAGAGAAGTCAATAAAGCCTGTGGCTTCATCCTGAACCGCTTGGTTGTCTGCATCTGGTGCATTTACCATAGCGATTTCGTTTGCCGCACCAATACTCCATGACGCACTAGATGTTACACCAGTTACGATAGCGGTTGGTCCAGTTCCGAATTGTCCAGAGATATTTGCAATTCTCAAAAGTTGTGTCGTGTTATTCCAAGAACGAACTTCGGCAGTTGCAGTAGCGTTTGCTTGGCTAGCACCTTGATAGATACTCTCGCCAGCAATGAAGTCGCCTGTGCCTGTATTGAGTGTCAAATCAATCGTGTATTCGTTAATCGTCTGAACGTCATCAATTTCTGCAACACCAGTATCAAACTCTTCTTGGTTGTATTCAAAGAATTCACAACGGAATGTGTAAATGTAAGTTTTACCTAGTTGATAAAAAACTTCTTCATCTTCTACAAATTTGATTTCAAGTAAGTGGTCAGTCATAGGAAGATAAATCAAATCTCCCTCTCTTGGTTCTGTTAAACCAGTTGCACTGCCAACTTCATCATTCCAACGAGTTACAGAGCAAATAAGGTTCATACTGTCTCTTACTTCAACACCAAACTTCGAAAGCAAATCACCATCACCCTCAAAACCCTCAACGTTCTGAAGATACATTTCAATCGTAACGGCATCATCGTATGAATTGTTACGAGTTTCGTTGAAGATGTTATCGATAAACTCTGTGGTTCTAGGGATATACTTCACATCGTGTCCGTGAATTTGAATGCTTTCGACCACAAGGTCGTTAGTCAAATCTTGTTCTGGCACATATGTGAACTGGTTGAAGTAAGGATTAGTAGCCATCTTTTACCCCGTATAGAAATCAACTGGCAACTCATGTCGCAATTGCATTTCTTCTTCTAGCCTTTGTATTTCTTCCTGGGCAGACTGTAGAATTTGACCACCGTTCATAGTTACACCACCAGGCAACTGAATACCTTCGTATTTCGAAATATTCATACCCCATTGCTCTTTGAACAATGCAGTGGTATACTCTTTAAGGAATCTGTCGTTGTATACTTGTGAGAAGTTTGTTGGGTCGATAATCGCATAACATTCGATTACGATATAATCACCAACTGAAGTCTTCTCTTCCCAATCCATATCAATATACAATCTGTCTTCGTGTCTTGCATATCTGATTTGGTGAGTGTTGTTAAACATGTCGTCAATCAATGACAAGTGTTGCTGATAAGTTGCGTAGGTAGAAATGTCATTCGCTCTACGGAAATCAAAGAAATCGTTCAAATGTAATTGATAACTTACATCGAACATATCAGCACCGTTACTGTTGCTTGTCATGTTGAACACACGAATAACGCTAGTCAAGTCATCGGTTAGTGTGACATATTTGTTTGTAATATCAGCCTGAGTTACCTCATGCTTGACGTAATGACGCTTCACTGCGTCACTGTGATATTCTTGGAAATACTGTAGCGCATCGTCTAGTCTGTCTTCAAGTTGTGTATCTGCAACGTTAATTTGAATGACAGGCGAGCCCAATCTTCGCAAACAATATTCTTTTAATTCTGCTCTTGTAGTAGGTCCAGCCATTTTACCATTTTCCTATAGGACAAGTAGACGATTGTAAAACCGTCTTTGTTTTAATCGGGCATTTGCAGAGTGAACAAACCTGAAAAGTTTTCCATAGTTTATCACACTTTACACAAATATCTATTCTTCTTTGCGTTTCGCTTGCTTTTGCAACTATACTCATATAAAAAGCCCCCAACACATCTATTTATAATGCGCTGAGGGCTAGGGTTAAGGTAATAGTTTTTACCTTAAAGTAGTGTAGCACCACCAGTTGCTATCAATAGCAAACTCCAAATACCCAATGCGCTTACATATTTAGACCACGGTGTATTGAAGTATCCTTTACCAATAACCATACACTTATGCATAGGTGAGATTAGATACCCCACAAAATCAAGTGCAAAGAACCACACAAAATACTCTACGCCGTAAACGAGTGTCAAAATAGTTGTGATTGCGGCAAATCGTCCTGATGAACCAAACAAGAATGCAGACCCAAGTGAAACACCAGAGATAGCAAGAAAGCCACTCATTGTGTTAATATCAAATGGACCACCCTCAAGATACGCTTGGATAGTATCTGTCTGAGTTTGGATGATGTTCGCAAGTGCAATTACAACTGCGACCCAAGCAATAAGTTTGAAGTCAACATATGACAAGAGTTTCTTCCAGTCCCATGTCAAAGTCAAAATCATGTAATAAAGTGTCAACATACCAAATACGATTGCGGGATGAATGCCTGCAATAGCAACACCAATCGCAATGATAAAAGGCATCACATTTCGAATGATAGTCGAAACTTTGAAATGCTCTTTGGTAGTATTGAGTTCAATATCTTCTTCTTTCACTGCATACGCAATGTATAGAATTACCATAGCAAGTGAAACAACAAGAAGAGGTAGTAGATGGAGCATAACTGCACCATAGCCAATACCCAATGCCGCCATAGGAACAACAATTGTCTTCTCAAGTGGCGACCATACATAATAATGATGGGTTGAAAGATAGTCGATGATACCGAACTTCTCACGCCCAGGTGCTCCCTTAGGCGGTGCTAGTGTGTCAAGCATACCAGCAGAAATAGTAACACGACCCGATATGGGTAGAATACCTGTCAATGCGGACATTAGACCGACAATCACACGTTTCGATTTGAACACCTTTTGAACGTAAGCATATGCGCTTGCGAACAAATTATGTTCTTTAATCAATCCTGCGACCATCATAATGAACACAATAAACAGAAGGTATTCTTGCCCCTTGTATAGCAAGATTAAATTTTCCAAGGTTTATTCCCCTTCGTTTATACGTCTAAAAACGATGATGCTTCAGTAGCAATCATCTCACTATCATAATGAAAGTGGAACTGCAAAGCATATCTTGCCTTTGCACGTTCATCAATTCGGTTAATCTTGTGCATAACATCACCTTCGACAAGCACAAGACGATTAGATTTTGGATATACTACACCACACTCATTATCTATAGCATAGTTACTAGCATAGTTGTCTGTTTCAAGTGCATATGGTTCCCAGTTTGGATGAACATCACAATGACTTTTCACATATATGAATTCACCACCCCAATCAGTATGCCAATCATTTAGGTAAAGGGTTGCGGCACCCTGCAAATGTAGACCATCGCAGTGCCAAGACATTTCAGAGCCTGGCATATAAATGCGCTCATCAACCCTTACCCATCCATAATCAAACTGCACCCTGTCTAGGACTGCACGAATAACATGGTCAATCAATTGACCAGTTGGAAAGTTTTTATTCTCATGTTTGCCGACAATAACTTGTCTGCCCCTTAGACCTGGGACAGTTTGTAGATTAGAATTTCCCCAATCTTTCTTATCAGCATAAAAGTGATTTAGATTTGCATTGTAACTATTACGCAATGCTTCCATATATCTTGCGTCACATACATCGTCATAAACTTTAACATATTCGTTAGAGTAAGTCATCTTGGAAGTCCTTCTCTGGTCTGTATGCGTCTTCTTGTTTACGCAAAACTGAACCAGTCTTATCATGTCTGCTACCAATCTTACCTTCAAGCATAAGATTGAAAGCGATAGAAACTCTAAACCCCTTTGGTTGAGGAACAACTGAATGTTTCAACCAAGACGGAAATAGAATAACCATACCCTTCTTCGGTTTGATGTTAAATTGAAAAGCATTGAAGAAGTTATTATATTGCGCTGGCATAATCACCGAACGAATATCAGTCTTCGGGTCATAGAAATTAATTTCAGAGTTATCTTCAGTCATGTAGTAAACACCAGAGATAAAACTGTTAGGATGATTGTGCATATGCAAATCTTCTTCACGGCGATATACGTTTGCCCACA